TCGGGCGGCTGGCTCGCCAACGGTGTGGTTCGGATACGCCTCGGTGAGGATGGCGAGTAGTTGGGCCACGTCTTCACGGGTCAAGCTGGTTCCCTTCTCGGAGGATGGTGAGGAATGGGTTGTCACCCGCCGAGGACGTCACGCGCTGCTCACCGCGCAAGTCGTCCTCCCACCGCCGTTGATTCAGCCACGTCGAGGCGTGGGGCACCTTGTCCATGCCGCGCTTCTGCGCGCGCCACACCGCCATGTGCTGAGGCAGCGCCGCCATTGCTGCATTGCGATCCGCTGGCTTCAGCTTCGTCCACGCCTTCACGGCGCTGACCTTGCCCGCCCCGCGTGGGTATGCGGTCCAGAACGCATCGAACGAAGCGGGCGCGGTTGGACTTTCAATGGACTGTTCAGAAATGGATACTTCAAGCGCGCCGCCCGGTCGGCGCTGGACTACCGCCGCCCCGTCGGCGCTAGCGCACTGCTCCATCGGCGCTAGTTCTTCGCCCAGCGCCGCTACGTCGGCGGTGGTGAACATCACGAGGTAGACCCATGTGCCAAGGGTCCCGTCCTTGCGCCGCCGCCGCTCATATTTGGTCAGCAGCCCGCGCTCGGTTAGCGCGTCGATGTGGGAGCGCACGGTGCTCGCCCCGATGCGGGTGAGCTTGGCGAGACGCGCCACGCTCGGCCAGCACACTCGTGGGTCGTCCTCATCGCCGCCCGTACACATGGCGAGCGTCAGCAGGACGAGCCGTTCACCGCTCGATCGCGTGTCCTGCTCTAAGGCCCAGTTCATAGCCGCGATGCTGGTCATGCGAGCAGGTGCATCGCTTTGAGGTCCTGCGAGATAGCGGCGACCCGCTCCTCCGAGAGCCGCGTCATCCGCGCGATGCGGGGGATCAGCTCAGGGTCCCAGCTGATCAGGCCATCGTGTACGAGAGTGCTCGTGTCGGCCAGCGCCAGCAGCACCAGCATGTGATCGGGGCTGGACATCTCCCGCTTCCAGGCCCATGCCATCGCTTCTATCGTCATCGCTCAGCCTCCTTCTCGGAGGCGCCCCAGCGGTACAATGGAACCCGGAAGTACCGGGTTGATCGAGTCGTTAGGGCGACTCCTGCTCGGTCCGATGCCCTCGGTCCGTCCGGGGGCATCGGCCTATATTACCGCGCCGAGTAGTGGCCCCGCAATATTCCGACCACTGAGGGTGGGTGACCATGAAGCGTGGTGGTCGACTTCGCCGCAAAGCACCGCTGCGGCGCACCCCGTTCCGGTCAGCGGCTCCCAAGCGCGAGCCGATGGACCCGAACCTGCGGAATCTCATCCTGCGGCGTGACAAGGTCTGTCAGGCGCACCCCCGCGGGTTCGCGTCCGACGTGCCATGCGGGGGGCGCCTCCACGTCCACCACCGGCGCCTCCGCAGCCAGGGCGGGCCGGACACCGAGGACAACCTGATCGCCGTCTGCACGGTGCATCACCATCACATTCACAGCGTCGACCGCGCCGGTGCAGAGCGTGCTGGCCTGGTGATCCGCACCTTCCCGCCATTCGACGGCCGCCGCGCGACGGGCTAGACTCGGGGGTATGGCCGAGCTATTCCCCACCGACCCGGTCGGGGCCGAAGTGGCAGACCTTGTCGCCCGCTTCGGTTACCGAGCCATCCACTACGAGCTCGAGATGCACCGCCCGCTGAACATTGCGCCGTCCGCACCAGCCAGGCGCACCGACCCTGAGACAAGCCACGAGGCTGGTCCCCACTCCCCCGACGTGAGCCGCTTCTCCCGCAAGAGCCGTCAGGCCAAGCTCCTGGCGGTCGTCGCTTCGCAGAACCTCACCGACCAGCAGGCGGCGCTGCGCGTCGTGGGCGCCTCTGCCTCGCCCTCGCGCTTGGAGGGGTGCCGTCGTCGCATGAGCGACCTGCGCGCCGCCGGTTACGTCGCCGACACCGGCATCCGCCGTCACAACATCGACTCCGATGACGAAGCCATCGTGTGGCGCCTGACCCATGCGGGGGAGGCGGCGCTCGTGCGCCTGGCGGAAACCGGGTGGAGCCGATGATCTACACGCCCGACCCGGAGATGGAGCGCGTGCTGGCGAGCGCCCAGCGGCGCGTCACTGTCGGCCTCCTGGCCGAGGAAGAGAAGCGTGAGGCCATCCGCTCGCTCTACATGGCGGGCATGACCCAGCGCGAGTTGGCCGAGCGGATGACCGAGGCGAGCCTGGCCGCGGGCGGCGGTCCGGTTACCGAGAACAGCGTGCAGAAGATCATCATGCGGCTACGAGTGAAGGAGAGCGCGTGATGGCTGTCCAGATTCATGAATCACTCCACGGCCTGATGGTCCCCATTGACATGGTGAAGCCGTGGCCCGAGAACCCTCGCAGCGGCGACCTGGCGGCGTTGAAGGAGTCGATCCGCAAGAACGGCTACTACCAGCCCATCGTCGTGCAGCGCTCGACGCACTTCGTCATCGCCGGGAACCACCGCCTCCAAGCGATGGAGGAACTCGGCGCCGACGAGATACCCGCGGTGTTCGTGGACGTGAACGACATACAGGCCAAGCGTCTCGCACTCGCCGATAACCGCACTTCCGACCTCGCCTTCTACGACGACGAGCAGCTGTTCAAGCTGTTGCAGGAGATGGTCGACGTCGACAGCCTGGACGGCACCGGCTACGACCGCGCTGCGTTCGAGCTACTGCTGCAAGGCGTCGGCGGCGACAGCGTGACCGGCGGCATCCGTCAGGGCCTCATCCCCGGCGAGCGCCTGGACGAGTACAACGACCTCGACATTCGCTCGATCATCCTCCCCTACAGCGGTGAGGAGTACGAGGTCGTGGCCACGGCCTTCACCCACATGCGTCAGGCTCTGTTCGTGGACACCAACGCCGAGGTCGTGAAGATCCTTCTGACCAAGGCGCTGGAGGACGTGGACGTCGAGCCGTGAACGAGTCGGCGCGGTACCGCCTGGCCTGGCTCATGTGGTGCTTCGACCAGGGCTACAGGACGCCAGAGGACCGGGCGCTCATGACGAACTGGATGCTGGAACCTGATGACCAGCAGCACCCCGACGACCTGGTGGAGAAAGAGCAGCTGCTCCGCATGGCCGACGAGGTTCTGGTCGCGATGGCGGAGTAGGGCCGTGATCCACACCGGCATCCCCTGTGACATCACCATCTGCCCCAACGAGGCGACGTGGGCCTTCATCGGGGAGTGCGGCGACCTGTACCTGTGCGACGAGCACTTCGACCCCGCCGTCGGCAACGCTGCACACTGGTACCCCGTCCCAAGAGATGAGCTCATCTGATGCAACGCCTGTCGACAGCCATCGAGCGCGTCACCATTCGGCGCCGGGTGCCGATGACACCGTGCACCTACGCCGCTGACACCAGCGAGCGCTGGGCCGGAGCACTGGCGTCCTGTGGCGCGATGATCCCGCATCGGCCCAAGCACCCCTGTCCGGTGTGCGGCCAGCACCAGATCAACGCGCACGCTCCCGAGCCGCCCGAGGGGGCGTTGATCTTCGACCGGGACGTGACCATCGTGGACGCCGACACCAAGCAGGTGGTCGGGGTCTACGTGACGTGCGCCGGTGACATCGCCACCAACCTCGCCGCCGACCTGCGCCAGGTCAGCTTCGACTCGGCGCCGTTCATGCGCGCGCCGTCCACCGCCGCCCGCCTCAGCGGCATCTCGGCCGCCAGCCGGACGTTCGGCTACCAGCCGCCGGTGCCCATGCGTCGCCGCTACGGCTGCTCGCGCTCGCAGTTCAACGCCGAGCACCCCGAAGCCGCCGAGCACCTGGCGGAGTTCTGCCGCGTGGCGGAGCGGGCCATGCGGACCTACGCCGAGGACGTGTACGCCACGACCGCCGAGCAGGTCCGCAAGGCCATCCCCAGCGCCTGGCTCATCGCCGGGACGCCGTGGTCGAGCGGCATCATCAACAAGACGGCCTCGCTGCCCTACCACACCGACAAGGCGAACATTCCCATGTCGTGGTCGGCCATGCTCGGCGCCCGTCGCAACATCGAAGGCGGGCTGCTCCACCTGGCGGACTACGACGCCTGGTTCACCATCAGCCACGGCAGCATCATCATCTTCGACGGCCAGTCGGTGACCCACGGTGTGAGTCCGTTCCACCCTTCCGGCCCGAACCCCTGGCGCTACACCTGCGTCGTCTACGCCAAGCAGGGCATGAAGGTGTGCTGCGGCGATCCCAAGGACGAGGCGAAGCGCGCCGCCCGCGCCGCCACCGACGCCGAGACGCTGCGCATCGGCAACCGCATCACCAAGAAGGGCCCACGGCGGGCCCGGAGCTAGACCCGCTTGCCGAAGGCCAGGAAGAACCCTCCGGGCAGCGAGGTCTGCATCATCAGGTGGCCGTAGGGCGGCGTGAGGTTGCTCGTGACCGAGCGAACCTCCGTGATCTCGTAGATGCAGGAGACGGACGGCGTCCAAACCTCGAGCTGGTCCCCGGCGTGTAGCTCGACAAGGCGGGCGAACGGCGAGCCGTGGGTCGAGCGGTGGGCGGCCAGATGCAGGTGGTCGCACGGCTCACCGTTGAAGATGACGACTCGGCCCTCGTCGATCTTTCTCTGGTCGCCCCGGACGGCCTGCCACTCACCGATGCGGCTCCGCACGGTGGCGCTGTCGTCGTGGTGGGGCGCCCGCACGGCGCGGGGCGCGGCGAATGGCGCATGCACCAGATCGGTCGTCGTGGTCGACGGCACGTCCCGGGTCACGTCTGGTACCCCTGTTGTTCGCAGCGCCCATGCGAACGCCGCGAACAACAGGACCACCAGCGTCAGTGCGAGGAGATCACGAAGCAGGCGGTGACTCCTCTTCGCGCCAGAAGATCGGCTCGACCACGAAGGCGACCTGGTCCAAGCCGATGAGGACCTCGACGAGGTCGTTGGTGGTAACGGCGGGCGGGAGGACCGTCTGCTTGGCGATGCGGAGAGCATCCCGCATCATCTCCGGCATCCGCCCTAATGCCGGTCCCTCGTGCCAGAGTTCCTGGCCCGCGTCCGGCCCGTCCACGGTACGGGTGACCGACACGTCGTCGGCGTCGTTCATCACGTCGACGCCCTGCACGACGAGGCAGGTGTGAATGTTCGGGTCGCCCGCCTCGTGCGCTCGGGCCATGTCGCCGTGGCGCAAGCTCTCGCGGGCTTTCTCGCCGTCCTCCTGGGAGTAGCTCCGGGTCCACGCCTCGACGATGCACACGACCAGGTCGGTGTCGCGCCGGGTGGCGGCCAGGATCATCGCCACCTCGGCGAAGGCCGGAGCGAGGTCCTGGTTCGGCCCCATCCTCACGACGAGGGCGTCACGCGGCCCGCTCAGGATGAGCGTCGGCGCCAGGTAGCCGTCGTCGTTGAAGTTCTGGATGGCCCCGGCCAGCAGCCGCTCGACGTGGGCCTGGTGTCGGCTCGTCATGACGCCCGCTTCCGCGTGCGCTTGGCCTTCACCGGCGGCTCGTCGGCGTCAGCGTTGATCCGGCGAGCCTCGAGCTCCCGCTTCGCCAGCCAGAAGCGCTTGTCGTCCTTGGTGTCGAAGCCGAACCCGGCTTCCCTGTAGCCGTCCGGGTGGTTGTAGGCCCGCGACAGCAACGAGCCGTTGCTGAACTGGAGCAGGTCCTCCCGCACGCAGTCGCACCGCTCGCAGCGGAGCGTGACGAGGTTCCCCCACTTCGGTCGGCGCATGGCATCGGCCGGGAACCAGGCGTGGCCGATGGTCTGGCACATGATCATGTCGTCAGTGGTGGCCATCGCCATCCTCCTCCTCGATGATCTCCACGATGTCCTCGACCGGGACGGGGAACAGCGTGTCGCGGTCGAACTCGGGGAACCGCACCCCGCACTGCTCTCGGTCGCCGTGCCGGGGCACGTCGTCCTCCCGCCCGATGGAGGCCCGAGTGCCTGGCGCGTAGACCAGCGTCCCGATGTTCCCCTCTCTCGTCCGCACCTTGGCTCGCCGCGCTGCGGCTTTGACCAACTGGACTCTGTCGTACATGGTTCCTCTCCTGATGTGGTGGCTCCCGGCGTTCGCGCGCCGGGAGCCACGATTGGTTGCTACCGCATTGGCGGCCGACCGCGACGTGGTGGGCTGAACGCCTCCACGTCTTCGGCCTTGAACGCCAGCATCCTCGACGGGGCCATCACGCCAGGAAGGCTTCCGTTCGAGTACCAGTCCTGCACTGTCCGGGGCGCCACCCCGAACCGATCCGCCACTTCATCCTTGGTCAGCATCCCAGGGGGGACACCCCGTCCGCGCGCCCGCTGCTCCCTCATGGCCTCGACTTCGGCCACCGGGACGTACAGGAACGTGCGGTCGCGGAGGCCAGTCAGCCGCCGCTCCTTGACCAGCTGATGGATGCGCTGTCGCGATATCCCGAGGGCTACCGCCGCATCCGCAGCCGACATGAGCTTCTTGTCGTGGCGGGGGTTGGTCATCTCTCGGCGACCACCCCCAGATGTTCCAGCACCCACGGGGGCACCGCCGTCGTCTCCCCGGCGCCGTCTGCTCCGCCGGTCACGACGCATGGCCCGACGAGGCGGTCGCCCGCCTCCATGCAGTGGAACACGTCCACCATCGACCACAGGTCGTTGGCCCGCATGTTGAGCGCCAGGCCCTTACCCTTGCCGTCCTCGTCGACCCACAGGGCGACCGAGGTATCGCTGGGCGCTACCTCCAACCACCCGCCGACTCCGGCCTTCAGCGTGTAGAACTCGGCGTCGGGCAACACGCTCACGCTGCCGTCGACGGCGATCAGCACCGCTGGAACGGTGGGAAGTTCGTCCACTCAGTACCTCCTTCGGTAGTGCCGGGGCCGCACCGAGCGGGTGGAGCGACCCCGGCGATCCGGTCGTCTCAGTCCTGCTGGGGGCGGACCGAGACGGAGAAGTCCTCGACGTAGTCCAGGCCCTCGGTCTCTTCCACGCTCCGAAGAACGCTGGCGAGGCTGGCGAAGCCGTCGTTGAGGTAGCCGTTGCGCGCCGTCAGCGTGACCTCGACGACGAAGGACCGGGTGTCGGTCTGCGTGCAGTGCTGGAGCCACTGGTCCGAGGTCTGAGCGTTCACGCCCTCGATCCAGTCCCCGTACTCGCTGCACCAATCCCGGCGCAACGCCTCCTCACGAAGGCTGTCGCCGATGATGGCGATGTCGCGCCGCAGCCTGACCTCGTTGTCGCGGTGCGCCTCGACCTGAGCGGCCATCGCATTGAAGCCCGAGCGCAGGCGTCGGTAGTCGATCTGTGCCTGTCGAAGCGCCATCCCGATCTCCGAGCGGGTGGCCTGATCGCCGCCCGCGTTGGCGGTCTCGCCGGAGTGGTCGTTGAAGACCCAGGACAGCCACGAAGGCACCAGGTCTACGACAGTCTCCAAGACGGCATCGGCGCCGTCAGTGTCCACTGTGGTCATGTGGTTCCTCTCTCCTTGCCGGAGCGGGCGCCCCGGTCGCGGACGGATGGGATACGACCCCCACCCGCCCCGTACTCATCGCGTGAAGCTCGTGGCGCTGTGCATCGCGCCGATCGGTCCTTCCTCTGGCCCCCTCCAGTGGGCCTCGATGTAGACCAGGCGGTGCGTCTCGGGATTCATCGAGCCGTCCGGCAGGCGCGCCGGGCCGAGGCTCTTGACGTGAACACGCCGCCAGTGCGGGCGCACCCGCACCCGATGATCGAGCGGCGTGCCCATCCCCGTCTCGTGATGCACCGGGTCGTGCTCGCGCCGGAGCCTCAGCACCGTGTAGTCGAGCAACGGCTTGCGCTTTGCAAGACGCTCCCACTGCCGCACCGTGGCGCGCTTCGGGTCCTCACGGTGACGGACCACGATCTCCTGCCACATCAGCCGCATGAAGGCCAGGAACCACCGCCGCTGGTAGGCCACCGACGAAGGCAACGTGCCCGGCCGGTAGCCCACCTCGTTCCGCACGGTCCACGGCCGCCCGAAGCGCCAGGGGATCACTTCGATCGGCAGCAGCCCTTCGTCGACGGTCACCGGGTCGAGGTGATCGGTGATGCCGATGGCCTCCAGGTCCCGCATGTTGCCGTGCTCGTAGTCCCAGCCCGTCGTGTAGAAGAACAGGCTCACGCCGTCGCCCACGGTCTTGTCC